CCGTCGGTCGTGCCGAGGGCTTGGATCATTGAGAGACCGCCGTGCATGTAATCGCCGACGATGCCCATGTGCTGAGGACCGAGCTTGCGGTGTAGCGAATAGACGAGCACGTCCCCCGGCTGCAGGAGGTCCATCGGAATACGTTCCATATAGCGGTCGCAGATCGCGAGCATCGTCTTGCCGTCCGGCGTCGGCTGGTATCCGTTCACGTCGAAGTCCGGCGCGATGAGTCCAAGATTCCTGCACACCAGGATCGGCAGGCCGACGCAATCGAGACCGTGAAGCGAGCGGCCCTGATGCACGTATGGGACACCGATCAGTGTTCGCGCCTCAGCCACCACGTCGGCCCGCATCACCTTTCCGAGCTCGCCTCGCTCCGAATTGAGCGGGGCATACATCGGCAAATCGTCGCCCCCGTTCATACCGACACTTCCGGGTCGGCGGTGATTGCATCGATGCCCGTCATGTGCGGCTCGCCTCCGAAATTCAGCACGTTGTCGAATTTGGCCTGGCAGTCTTCGGTCAATCGTTTGCGACAGCCGGCGATGAACCTGAAGTTGTCAGCGATCGATACCGTGAAGGGGAACTCCATCGCCAGGGTGAAGATGCTCGCGGCGAATGTCTTGACCTTCCGTTCATAGCCTTCGTTCGCGCCATCGAGCGAAATGGCAATCCCGTCCCCGTAGTAGTCGTCCGCCTCCGAGGCCCCGGAGCAGGTGAAGACGTGCCGCGAAGTGACGCCGGTGACAGGGTATTCATTCGTGAACGAAGAAAGATCGACAAGACACAGCCCGGCCGGCATGGCAGTGCTTCCCAGTCGGTAGCGGCAGGTTTTGCTCGTCACCGCCCCGACGGGTTGCTGCAGGGCCTGCTTCAGCCCGCGGAGCTCGAACTTGCGCGACGATCTCAGGGTGTCGGATTCGCCGCCCCATCCTCGCTTGAGCAGATTGATGTCGTCGCGCGAAGCCTCGCCGACGGCATTGCTTCCACCGGCCAGAGAGGGATCGGTGTAGTCGCATTCGAATAGCCAGAATTGCGCCTTGTCCCACCGACCCGCGATGATGTCCACCTGCGGATAGGTCGACTCGTCGGGGAGCACTGGGAACTCCATGTTGTCGACGGCCAGGCTCGACTGGTTGACGAGGTTCGAGATCGACAGCCCATGAGCAGAGACGTAGATTTCGCCTCCGACCGTGACGTCCCGATCCGCGGAGGTGAACAGATAAGCAACGCCATCCGACCGTAGAACCTTCAGGCAAGCGCAGAGCGTCGAAGATCCACTAGCGTAAGTTGCGGCGAGATCGGAGGAGAACGTCTTCACAGACGAATTTCCTCCACCTGGATCGTCGGCCAAGTCATTGCAAACTGGCCGTCGCTCTTGTTGGCGATCTCGATTTCCATGATGTCGCTGGTGAACGCGACCGGGACGTCGAACTCACCGCTCCAGGTATACGTGTCGCCTGCCATATGCCCGGAGACCGTCACTTGCCCCGTCGTGTAATCGATCGTCGGCGAAATGACGCTCGTCACCGCGGAGCGAGTGCGGTAGACGACGATCGTCGAGACTGGCTTGAAGATCGGCCGCGTGAACGTGCGTGCGCCTCTTGTGTAGGTCACGTTCAATTGATAGATCGAGCCCGCGATCAGCGACAGCGGCTGAGGCGTCGGATGTACCTCACCGGCCCCCGATTGGTAATCGCTCCAGTCCTTGAAACGGAACCCGTCGAATTGCCCCGACACGACGTAGAAGAACGAACGGAAGACCTCGAAGTCCGCCTGCGTCTTGATCGACGAGGAAACGTCGAACCGATTCAGCGGGTATGTCCAGTTCTTGTTCGCGAACCGTTGTCCCCCCTGCGTCTTGTTGACTTCGGTCGAGAACGCCGGGCCGCCCTTGGCCCCGAACGAATACCGCTCGGGCAATCTTTCTTCGAAGAAGCTCATGTGTTCCGCGCAAGCGCCCTCTGAATACCGAGACCGATCGCCGCGCCCTGCTGCATCGCCGAATCACGGCTTTGACTCGGCGCGCCCTGAACCATGACGTTGATGTGCTGGGTCGTTCCGCCGGGAAGCTGGCCGATCGACTGACCGCCAGAGCCGCCGAAGGCCAGCTCCGGACCGCGCTCGCCGACGACGCCGAACTTGCCCGGCGGAATGAATCCGCCGTCGGCGAAGAACCCGGAGAAGATCGATGCGAGGCCAGAAATGAGCCCTCCCGACCCCGAGCCGCTGTACTTGTCGCCGATGCCCTGAACATTGCCGCCCGATCCGCTGCTGAGCAGACCGGAGAGGAGTCCGCCCAAGCCGCCGGAGCCGCCGATGATCGATTCCGCGATGCTCTTGCTGCCGAGCTTGAGAATGTCAGTCAGGACCGCATTCGTGAATGAATGGAAGGCATCGGCCGCGCTCTTTGTTCCCGTCACGAAATCGGTAAGCGCAGATTCCAGGTCGCTGCCGAAGGCTTGATTCAGCGACGCAGCGAGGGGATCGACGGATGCCTTGAGTTTGTCGAGTTGCAGCCTTGCGTCTTCGGCCTTCTGCGCGAGGCTCTTGTCATCAGGAGATGCTTTTGCGATTGCCTCGTATGCCGCGACCTCAGCCTCGAGCAGGGGGATTTGCTTCTTGCGTTCCTCGCCCAATTTGATGAGGGCGCCGAGGCTGGTGAGCGTGCCCTGCTGCTGAAGCAGCGCGACCCTTTCCTCGTCGTTGCTCAGGTCATGCAGGGTCAGGCCGAAGTCCTTGGTCGCCTGATTCAGATCCGCGCGGAGTTGGAGCTGGCGGGCAAGTTCGTTCGCCTGAGCCGGGTCGCCGCCGACTTGACTGATGAGTTTCACGGCCGCTGCGACTTGCTGCGAATTCTTGATGACCTCCGCAGTAAAGTCGTCGCCCTGAAGCGATGCGAGCGTGCTTCTCAGGTCGTTGTATGCATTCGTCAGCGAGATGACGTCGCGAGCATTCTGCTGCAGGGCCAATTGCTCGGCTTGCCCTGCTGCGATGATGAGAGCGGTTTTGCGCTGGCGGGCGTCGTCGACCTTGGCGTCCGCCTCTTCGCGTTTCGCGGGGTTCGTCGTTTTGGCTGCAAACGCCTGCTCTGCCGCGATGATCTTGTCTTGCTCCGCGAGTGCGATTTGCAGTGCGCGCTTGCGGATGTTCGATTGATTGTCGAAGAAATTTTGGAGGGAGATAACCCCATCCTGATATTCGCCCTCGAGGAGTTTGTTGTTGAATGAGAGCGCGCCTTGCATTTGGTCTGTCGTCAGCTTGATGGCGCGGAGTGCGGCTTCGAGTTGCTTTTGGAGAAGTTCCTCGGCCGCTGCCAGCTTTGCCGGATCGGGAATCCCAGGAACGTCCGGACCTTTCGGCTTTGCGGTGATCTCCGGAGTCGGCGGATTGTTGATGGCCTCGGTGATCTTCTCGAGTAGAGCGATCTTTTCCTTAAGCCTGCTTAGCGCATCCTTCCCGATGTTGAATGCATCCTGGAATCGGCCCTGCTTCAATGCCTCGAAACCTGCCAGCGCCGCGCCCAGTTGATCGCCCAAGGTGGCAAAACCAACGGCCGCGACCGCTGCGAATGTCGCCATGCCCTTGAGAATGCTGACGATATCTCCGGCGACGCCTTTGAATTGATCGCCGTTTTCCTTCATCTCGACGAACAGCTTCGACAGAGCAATCAGCGGCGGCAATAGTTGGGCCGTGAGTTCCTTGCCGAAGGCGCCGCTGAGGAGCTTCAAGTCGCTCAGCGTCTCATTGAACTGCTTTGCCTGCTGCGCGGTAGTCTCGGAGACGCCGCTGTATTTCTGGAAGAAAGCGATCTGGTCCTTGATCGCCTCGCCCCCTCGGCTCAGGAGCGGGAGCAGTTCCTGGTATTGCTTGCCGAGAACCGCCTGTGCCGCCCGGAATTTCTCGGGCGAATCGCCTGCCTTCTGGAATGTGTCGGCGAGCTGGGTAAGCGCCTTATCGACCGTGATGGTCTTGCCGGTGAGCGGATCGAAAACTTCGACCCCTAGCGCCTTGAAGGCGGCGCCGATCTGTTGATTGCCTTCCGCGGCTTTCGCGAGCGAGACGTTCAGTTTGCCGACGCCGGCGGCTACTGCGTCAAGACTGCTGCCGGATTGCTCGGCAGCGAAGCCGATTCCGCCTAGCGTCTCGACGGCGATGCCGGTCTTGGTCGAGAGTTCGGCGAGGTGAGCTTCCGCATCGATCGTGCTCTTGACCAGATAGACCAGACCGACCGCGGCACCGGTGAGCGCAACGCCGATGCCTTTGCCGACTGCATCTGCATCGGCCTGCATCTTCTTCAGCGCCTTGGAGGCGCGCGCAGTGTCGGTCTCGAATGATCCAGTCTTGAGCAGAAGATCGACGACGATTGAGCCAGCGGCCATGCCTATCCCTTCGTCGGCGGTTTCACGCCGAGTGCTCGCATCGTTGCCAAGTCGGCATCGCTGTACCCGCTCACCACCGGCGGTCGTCTCTCAAGCCACGCCAGTCGCAAGTCGATATCACCCCCGGCCATGGAATGCGCAATATGCGCCGCCGGCCTGTAGTAACGGTGGTAATCGTCGAACGGGTTTTGCTTGTAGAACTCGAGCCACGCATGGAACTCCGGGACCGTCATGACGGCCTGCCACTCCGCGACAGTTCGTCCGCCGAGCGCGAGGGCGAGGACGTGCCAAAACCACTCCTCGCCCCTGGCCGCTAGCCTTTTCCCGCGTCCCCTGTTTCAACCGACCCGGCCATGATGAGAAGGCAGAGGTCGAGTTTCAGGGAATCGGGGATGCGCTCGCATTCCTTCTCGGTCAACAACGGAGCTCCGGCCTCGTCGCTCATCGCGTTTGCAATGAACTTGCCCATGTACTTGTCACGGGCGACGAAACCAGCCTCGTCGTTTTGAAAGGATGTGAGTGCACCACGAAAGGCCGCGCATTCGGAGGGAGTCCGCGCCTGGTAGTAGAACGTCTCCTCGGTGTCGTCGTCGTATTTCTTCTTGAACGAACGAACGCCACCGCGGGCAAAGAATCGCTCCTTGCCCATTTAGGACGCCCAGTGCGCAGTGGTGAACCCGGTCGGCTGAATCGTGAGGGTGCCGCGGACGACTTCATTGGTCGCCGCGTCGAGGGTGACGTTCGAGACGTAGCCATCGAAGGCGAAGGTCGTCCGGTCGGACGGGGCGACGAGCTTGCCATCCGTGTCGAGCGTAGGGGCAGTGGCCGAATCGCTCAGGCACGCCATCCAGTTGATTACTTCGCCGCTGACTTGCAGCGCGAGCAACACTTGGTGGGAAGCGTCGCCCTTGTAGAGAATGAACGGCGCCGAGACCTCCGAGGCGGTCGCGAACCCGCCGATAAACGTCCGGAAGGCGCCGGTCTCATCGAGGCAGGTCGTGTCGATCTTGTCCTTGGTGCCGCCGTTGATCCCGGTCAGGCCCGTGGGACAGGTGAGTTTGGTGGCGACGCCATCGGTATCGGTGATGAAGTCGGCGAAATAGAGGTTCGTGCCCTTGGTCTCGAAGGCATTGTCGATGACGGCCATGACGGTTCCTTAAATGAAAAAGGCCGACATTCAGCCGGCCTGGGTTGGGAAAGTGAAGCCCTCAGTGGGCGTTGAAAACGTCGAACTCCATTCCGATCCGGTAGAGCTTCGTCTCCGGGTCGCGAAGGTTGATGATGACGCCGGTCATGTAGCAAACCTGCTCCATCGCGGCGCGCACCGCTAGCGCGAGAAGCACGCAGTCCGCATCGCGGCTATGCCAGCAGTCGATCTGTACCGTGTCACGGTCCACAGGAGGCGGATCGCTGAGATTGTTCTCAGGCACTCCGGCGACGAGAAACCAAGTGACATAGGGTTGCGGTGTGGAACCCGGCGCGACTTGCGGCGCGTCGCCGAAGCGATAGATGCGCGGCGGGTTCGTCCCGACGATTGCCTTGACGTCCGTCGAAGCCTTCAGGGTCTGGAAGATCGGCGGTAGCATCACTTGCCCCTGTTTTGCGCCGCGAGCTTGTTGACCACTCGATCCACGCCGGCCACGAGCTCGGTCTGGATCGTGATGATGGCCTGCTCTGCCTTGGACAGAAAGGCCGGACGGATGAAGGGGTCCGCCGGCTCCGTGGCCGTGCCGTATTCCAGCCGCTGAGCGTTGGCGAGCGTGTTCGTGATGGCCTTCCCACCCCGCGCAGTACCGTCGGGCCGCTGGGTGTATTGCTTGCGCTTGACGCGGACGAGATAACGCTCGCCCTTCCCGTCTGTCGGTGCTTTGCCTCGGCTTGCAATCAGGCTGCCGAGCA